AGCAAAACATTTAGGGGTAAACACATGAGAAAGCACTACCTTCTACCAAGTGACTTTGCTGGATTTGCAGTAACTAAATTTAAGAGGGCAAAAGATGCGGCATTAAAAGCAAAACGTGAATTTCTTGAACAGGAAAAAGCGGAAGCTGTTATTAGAATTGAACGTCAAGGTTTGGGATTGGTTTACAAAGAAAAAACTATTCGATCCGGGTTTACTTTGCCAACAAGTTATGAAGGTTATTGGTTAATTAAACCAAAGAAAAACACCATCATTGGAAAGCGTGTCCAAAAAGAAATGGACGAGGTTTGTAAGTTGCTTGACGATTGGCAATGGTCAACAGAAAACGCTTTAGGCATATACGAATCTGTGTATGACAGAAGGGAATTTCACAACACGGTTTGTTATGCCCTAAAAGATAATTCAGTTGCAGTTAGCCAGCACAAAGACGCAAAACATCAACTGCCAAAGCAATATGCAATAACAAAAGAACAGTTTGAAATCATAATTAAGGAGGCAATTTAATGGATCAAAGATCAGAAGAATGGTTCAAAGCCCGTCTGGGCAAGGTAACCGCCAGCCGTGTTGCTGACGTACTCGCCAAGACCAAAACGGGCTACAGCGCCAGCCGTGATAACTACATGGCTCAGTTGGTGGTGGAGCGCATGACCAACACCCAGGCCGAATCGTTCACCAACGCTGCCATGCAATGGGGAACAGATCAGGAGCCGTTTGCAAGGGCGGCTTACGAAGTCCAGCAGAACGTCTTGGTGGATGAAACTGGCTTGGTCGATCACCCAACGATTGAGATGGCGGGTGCGTCCCCGGATGGGTTAGTGGGGGAAGATGGGTTGGTGGAGATCAAATGCCCCAACACGGCGACCCACATTGATACGCTATTGACGCAGACTGTGCCTGGCAAATACATTACCCAGATGCAGTTTCAGATGGCGTGCACAGGTCGCCAATGGTGTGATTTTGTCTCTTTTGACCCAAGAATGCCAACTAAGGCTCAACTCTTTGTCAAAAGGGTGCAACGGGACGATGGTTTTATAAAGGAGATGGAATCGGAGATAACAAAGTTCTTGGCAGAAGTCACAGCCAAGGTGGAGCAACTTAACAAACTAATCGCATGAAACACCAATTTGACATTAAATTCGCCGCACGCAAGTACACAACCCAAAATGGGCAGGAAAAGACGTACTGGAGTCCTCATGGGACGGTATGGATTGAATCTGACCAGCCTTTGGACATTAAAAGCCTGACCATCAAGATTGACAGCATCCCTCAGTCAGCCAATTGGGAAGGTTATTTCAAGGCATTTGCCCACCGCCCCAAGGAAGAAGGCAATATGTACCCCAAGGGTGGATTTCCTCCCAACGATTACAACGAAGATTTTTGATTAACGGGCGGGAAAACGGGTTAGCGCCGTGGTCACTTTTCTAAAGTGTTGTTCAAGCCGCCTCTGCTTTATGAGACCCGCCCACCAATTTTGTGCTTATAAGGAGCAAATATGACTAGAGATGACATCATCCGCATGGCGCGGGACTCAGGGATGGAACTGTACGGGCTTGGGAAAGACAGAGAAAAGTTTGTCTACTACCTCCAAGAATTTGCCGCCCTTGTTGCCGCCGCAGAGCGTGAGGCGTGTGCGAAGGTGGCTGATGCCGCTAAAGCAGACGAAGCAGATTGGGACAGCAACGATTGGAATCAGGCAGTTGAGTTCTGCGTTAACCGCATCCGAGCAAGGGGACAAGCATGAGCATTTTTGACATTCTAAAAAAAACCAACATCTTCCCCCGTGTACGGGATGCCGATCCATTGACCAGCGCCCAAGCCGCAGACGAAGCCGCCAAGTTTTCTGCCCAGCACGGAGAAATCATTGTTCAGGCTCTAGTTGCCTACGGGCCAATGGGCAAGGATCAGATTGCCGAGGTGACCTACTTGGATGGAAACCAAGTCGCCAGACGCATGAAAGAACTGGAAACCTTGGGGTTAGTTCAACTGACCGGGCGCACCGTAAAGAACAAATCAGGTCGCCAAGAACGGGAGTGGGCGGCTACAATGTGTGCTTGACAAGTCCCAAGATTTGTCGAAAATTGAATTTCCCACAACCTTGCAAGGAATCAAAATGGGCAAAATGGACAGCATGAAAGGTGTTAAGAGCACCACCGGCGCAACCCCTCCCAAGGGCGCAACCTCCAGCGATATGTCTGGTGAGCGCAAGGGCAAGGTGGTTGGCGGCGTGGCGATGGGTATGGAAGATGCAACGGGCGCTGACAAACAGTTCAATACTGGTCGCACTCCTGGTATTTGCTACACCCACACCCGTAGCGAATACCGCTAAAACGAGGAACGCTAGGGAATGCCCTCCCTAACGTCCTCTAAACTCAACTGTTAAGGAGTTGAATCTGTGAATCATTGTAGCGATTGCCGACACTTTGTCGATCACGAGGTGATGGGTCAGTGCCGAGCCCATCCACAATTTGTCCACAAGCACCGAAACGACTGGTGCGGGGAACTATCTCCCAAACCGCTATCAAACACCACGGTCACGGTATCTGCTGGTAGCGCAGTCATATTGCCTGTTGTTGATGCAATGACAGAGCCCAAAAAACGCAAGTACACCCGGAGGAAAAATGTTGAAACCTCTGCGTGATCGCGTTGTGGTAAAACCCACAGTCAGAGAGTTATCCACAATTATCCATGTGAACAACACGGAACCTTTTAACGAGGGTACTGTGGTTGCGATTGGGCCATTAGTGGATCAAACCAAGGTCGGCGATTTCATCAAGTATGGAAACGGCGATTATCTCAATTGGCCTGTCCAGCGCATCAATGGGCAGGATTATCAAATCATACAGGAAGCCGACATTTGTGCGGTAGTAGAAAATGACTAAAGAACTGATCGAAGCCCGTATTCAAGACTTGATTGCCAAAGGCAAGGAATTGGAGCAAACTGCTCACCAGACCCAGGTGCAATTGCAGCAGATCAATGGTGCGTTGCAACAATGCCAATGGTTCATGTCTGAACTGGAGAAGCAAAATGCCGCTAGTGAAGTCAAAGAGTGAAAAAGCCTTCAAAGAGAACATCAAAACCGAGGTGAAGGCGGGGAAACCTGTCAAACAGGCGGTTGCGATTGCTTACAGCACTAAGCGAGAAGCACAAAGCAAAACCAAAAAGAAATGAATATTACGGAAAAGAATGTCGCAGAACTAATACCTTATGCTAACAACAGCCGCACCCACAGCGATGAGCAGGTGGCACAGATTGCGGCAAGCATCAAGGAATTTGGCTGGACAAACCCGATCCTGATAACCGACAACAGCATCATTGCAGGTCACGGGCGGCTAATGGCTGCTCGGAAACTTGGGATGAGTAAGGTTCCTTGCATTGAGGTAAAAAATCTTACCCCCGCCCAGGTAAAGGCATACATCATTGCCGACAACAAACTGGCGCTAAATGCCGGGTGGGACAATGAACTGCTAAATATAGAGTTTCAGGAACTTGAGGAATTAGGCTTTGATCTAGAACTGACCGGTTTTAGCCTTGAGGAAATAGACGCGCTGAAGCCCGCGGAACTCACGGAGGGGCTAACGGACGAGGATGCCGTTCCTGATGCGCCAGAAGAACCTAAAACCAAGCGTGGAGACATTTACCAACTTGGCTACCATCGTTTAATGTGCGGAGATTCCACGTTTATTGATGATGTGGAAAAGTTGATGCAAGGCACATATCCAGACCTTATTCACACAGACCCGCCCTATGGGATGAATGCGGTAAGTAAATCATCAGTACTAAAAAAGAATTACAAAATAGACATTCTTGGCGACGACAACCCTGATGTTGCAAAAGATGCCTTCAATTTGATTTATGGTCTGTATCCAGAAGCGAAGCACATTTGGTGGGGCGCAAATTACTATTGTTCCGCATTGCCTGATAGCGAATGTTGGCTCGTTTGGGATAAAGATAATGGTCAATCAGACCAAACCGATTGTGAGTTAGCATGGGCTAACTTCCGCAGTGTTGTGCGTCAATTTACCAAGTCATCAGAAAAGAAAAATCGTGTCCACCCAACACAAAAGCCAGTTGCTTTGATGGAATGGATAATTCGCAGATTTAAGTTGTCAAGCGACACAATTGCAGATTATTTTGGCGGGTCAGGTAGTACGTTGATAGCCGCTGAAAAGCATGGGATCAAAGCGTTTATCATGGAATTTGACCCAAAGTTTTGCGATGTAATCGTAAAACGGTGGGAAGACTTTACCGGCAAAAAGGCTGTATTGTTGACGGAATTAACCGAAACTGCTTAAATATTAGCGAGTTCCCCTTTATAAAATGCCTGTCATACCTCAAGAACCTCACGTCCCAACGGATGAATTCCGTAAACTGGTCGAAAGCACCAGCGGATTAGGCTTGCCGCACGAGCAAATAGCCATCCTGGTTGGGATTGATGACAAGACGCTGCGGAAGTATTACCGGGCAGAATTGGACACGGGCAAAGCCAAAGCCAACAGCCAGATTGCCAAGACGCTGTATCAAAAGGCTGTGGCGGGTGACACCACTAGCCTGATCTGGTGGACAAAAAGCCAAATGCGTT